CCGGTTCATCACCGTCAACAACCTCAGCACCGGCAGCAGCACGCTGAGCTTCGGCTTCACGTGGAACGGCGTGGTGTCGACGAGCCACAAGTATATCCTGCTTGCGGGCCAGGCGATCACGTTGGAGCTCAGGATCAAGGACATGTGGTTGCAGGGCGAATCGGGCACGCCGCCCTACAGCCTGTGTGCGGGCCTGACCAACATCACCCGTGATGTGATGCCATTGCTGACCGGCACGCTGCACAGCGGAGATCCCGGGTGGGATGGCATAGGTTAGAAAGCCCAATGATTGTATACTTACAATCATGGCATACGGCATAGTCTACTATTGGCATTGTAACAAAACGAACATGGGTTATGTAGGTCAGACGGTCAATACGTTGAGTGGCCGTTGGAAAGGTCACGTCCGTAGTGCCTTCAACCCAAATTCTCGGATTGGTCATTGGGAATTTCCTAAGGCGATCCGCGAGCATGGTATTGATGCTTTCATTGGTCGGGTGCTCTGCGAGTGCGATACGCCTGAAGAGCTGTCAGCGATGGAAGATCACTGGATGCAAGAATTGAACACGCTATGGCCTCACGGGTACAACATGCGTGATGGCACGAATTTTATTTGTGAGCAAACTCGCCAACGTATTTCCCAACGCACTCGTGAGGCGATGGCAAAGTGTGATCCATCGTGGAAAGATCGTCAACGCGAGGCGATGAAGGATCCTGAGACCAGGCGACAGATCTCTGAGCGAACGAAGGCTGCATGGCAGCGATCCGAGGTAATCGCCCGGCAGGCGGCCGTGCGCGATGAAACGTGGCGTGCACGGATCAGCGAGACATTGAAGGGCCATGAGGTCTCTGATGAGACACGACGAAAGATCTCTGAAAACACAAAAGCTGTGATGCAAGACCCCGAGGTGAGTAACCTGTTGTCAGAACGTGTCAGCAGGGCGATGCAGCGACCTGAGGTCAAGGCCAAGATGAAAAATCGCCGCGTTTCTGATGAGGTTCGAAAAAAGATCTCGGCGAGCCTGCGTGCAAAACCGAAGCTTGCTCGTCCGATCGGTGCCTGCCAGCACTGTGGGCGTGAGTTTACGTTGAAGCGTAGGTTGCAGAGGTTTTGCTCAATTTCGTGCGGTAAGAAAAGGTCGTGTTGAAAATCGTCACCTATCCCGACCCGGTGTTGGATCGACCTTGCGTTAACGTCGTTGATTTTGGGCCCGACCTGAAGCGCCTGGCCGACGGCATGGCCGAGGCGATGTACTCTTCCCGCGGCGTCGGCCTGGCCTCGCCGCAGGTGGGCCTATCGCTGAACTTCGTCCTCGTCGATCCGTCGGCGGGAGAGTCGGCCAACGAACTGGTCGTCCTGGCGAACCCGCGCATCACGTGGGCATCGCCCGAGTTCGAAGTACAGGAGGAGGGCTGCCTGTCGCTGCCAGGCGTCCTGTTGTCCATTGCCCGTCCCGTCGCCTGCGACGTGGAGTACCTTGACCTCGAGGGAAAGACCAGGTCGATGAGGTGCACCGGGTGGAAGGCGAGGATCGTGCAGCACGAGGTGGAGCACCTGTTGGGGATCACCATGTTGAAGAAGGTGGGTCCCCTGGCCCGGCAATTGGCCCTCAAAAACTTGGCTCGCACCAGGTGAGGAAACAGGTACTTACCATGAAGATGTCTCGAGAACAACTGAAGGCCCTCGTCAAGGAGTGCCTGTTGGAACTGCTGAGCGAGGGCCTGGGGGACGTGGCGTCCGCGCCGCGCCGTGAGCCTGTCCCGCCTCGGGTTCCCATCGCCGGAGTCGCAGAATCAAGGAATCGCGCGCGTCGCGTGCCTGAGTTCGACCCGCGCCTGGACACGCCCGTGGGACCGGGAAGGACGCCCACCGCCGCCCTCAAGGATGCCATCAAACGCAATGCGGGCGGCAATCCGATCATGGAGTCGATCTTTGCTGACACTGCGAGGACGACGCTGCCCGCCCAGCTCGCCCACGGCGACGTCGGTGCTCTGCCCACCGGAGGCGGTCCCGCCGCGGCACCGGGAGGACCGGTCCAACAGGAACAGTTCAATGGTGAGCCTGAACAGGTGTTCGGCGAGGAAGCCGCCTCGCGCTGGGCCAGCCTGGCCTTCATGGACGGCCCGTCCAAGAAAACGGCGTAAGTTCGTCGGGTCGCATATTTAGGTCTAGCACGATCACAGGAGAGGGTGCACCAATGACTACTAAGAAGCTCACGCCAGGCCTGCTCAGGAAGATCATCGAAGAAGAGGTCGCCAAGTTCGGTGACATGGAGGACACCGAAAAGGTGGCCAAGGACACCGAGGAGACCGACGCCGACGAGTATGCCGATGCGCTCGAGAAGCACATCGACTACGTCAAGGCGCTGAAGATCGAAGAGGCCCGCACCGTCAAGCGGCTCGCCAAGATCCGCGAGGCCAAGCAGCGCGTCCTGAAGAAGATCGCATCCAAGGTCGCCTGAACGACGACTGAGGCAAGAAGGAACACACCATGTCAGGCACAGGCAAGTACACAGTCTACGCACCCCCGGCGAGCGACAAGAACACGCTCTTGAACAAGCTGTTCCACAGCGCCGACTCGGTGCAGAAGCCCATCGTGCAGGACCTGGTGGGCAAGGAAACCGACGCCCGCGACGCCATCGTTGCCCTGGGCAAGACCCACCTCGCCCCAGCCCACCAGGCCGGCGACCTGGGCTACTTCCCGTCGGGCGTTGACCTGAACTTTGCCGGCGCCCCCAAGACGGAAGACGTCAAGTGGGCCCTCGCAGGCGATCCTGCCAACCCGTACGCGCCCGACATCACCTCTCCAGGCCCGGGCAAGACGGACGGTACTGACAAGGCCTCTGACCCGCAGATCAAGACTACGGACCTAAAGCCCAACTACGTGCCGCAGGCTCCTGGCACCGGCACCAAGTCGCCCGCAGCGACCAACGCCAAGATCGTGGCGGCCAACCTGCTCGGCGTGGCAGGCAAGCTGGGCGACTCAGGCGGCAACGTCTGATTGGCCTCGACCGCTTCTGAACTTGTGAGAGTGGCGGATACTTATCCAGGAGATCGTGGGGAACGGATAGCATGACAAAGCAACTCTACGAAGAGGCGCTGGCCGACGTCAAGAAGGTCAAGGAGGTCGCAGTGGCGAATGCCCAGCGTGATCTCCTTGAGGTCGTCACCCCGCGGATCCGCGACCTGATCGAACGAGAACTGCTGCGTGAACACGGTGAGCTCGATGACGATGAGCTCGGCGCTCCAGGTTCAGTGTCGCCCGAAGGCGAGCTGATGACCGACCTGGTCGTCGCCCCGTCGGCCGACGCAACGACCCCTGCTGACGCCATCACCCCGCCCGATGCCGAGGGAAAGGTGACGCTTGACCTGGACGCCCTGTGCGGCGATGCCGTCGGCGCCTCTGTTCCGCCGCCCGTGATGGGTGCGCCGCTCCCCGGTGAGGAGTACGAGATCAATCTCGAGTCGATTGAAGCGCTGTCACCGGTCCTCAAGGCGACCAAGGTGGGCGCGGCAAAGGAATTCGAACTGATGGTCTATCGCATGGGTGAGGCCGTCACCAAGCTCAGCAAGGTCGGAAGGCCAATCAGGGAGTCCGCAGGTTTCCGCTCGCAAATCGCCAAGATGATTTCCCGAGTGGAGGATATGTATGACTACGTGCAGGAATCGGTTGTCGACCCTGCAAAGAAGAGTTCATACGAGACCAAGCTGGAAACCTACTTCAGGGAACTCAACAAGCTCACGGAGCCAACGATGTCGAAGCAGACCAAGATGATGATGAACGAGGAAGACGTTACGTTGAAGCTGACTGGTCTTCCTGACGACATCGACCTTGATTCGGTCGGCGTCGACCTGATCACCGGCGAAGAGGGCGAAGAGGGCGGCGATGAACTCGCAGGCCTCGAGGGCGGTGAAGAAGGCGGCGAGGGCGGCGAGGGCGGCGAGGATGCCGGACTCGGTGACTTGGACCTTGGCGGTGGAGATGAGGGCGAGGAAGACATGGGTGAGAGCCTCAAGCTGAGCGACGACACGATTGTCGAGATCGACGAAGGAATGCTGCGCCGGGAGATCGCCCGGATGCGGAAGCTCCGCGAGGAAGCTGCCCCGTTGACCGACGGTGACGCGCCCGGTTCCAAGGAGTTCGATGACTTCGGCGGCGCGAAGGACGATGGTGAGCCCATCGAGCACGACATCGCCGATCAGTCGCCTGCCAAGGCGGCCCTCCCGCTGGGCGAGGTCGACGAGGACCTCGACGAGTTGGACCAGGTCGATGAGGTCGACGGCCAGATGGACGAAATGGACGAGATGTACGAGGACGACATGCTCGGTCAGGTGGGTGACAGGCGCACCCGCGACGACATGGGCGCCAGCGCCACGTCGGTTCCGTCCGCAGACAAGGGCAATCCTGCCCAGCGTCACGAGTCGCTCAAGCGCCGTGCGGCTTTCGAGGCCCGGCTTCAGGAGCGTGCCAAGGCCCGTGCAGCCTCGTTGAAGAGCGAGGTCGCCAAGGCCCGTGCCAAGAAGGACGTAAAGAAGGAGGCGGCACTCAAGAAGGAGTACGCCCAGGTCGCGAAGCGCTTCAATGAGTCGCTTGACCGCACCAAGAAGATCACGAAGCTGATGGCGGAAGCCAAGAAGCTTCAGAACGGGTCCCGCTCGAATGGCGGCCCAGCACGTCCCGCGGAGTCCAAGGACGTGGCATCCCTCCGCAACAAGTTGGCAGAAACGAATCTGATCAACGCGAAGCTCCTGTACACCAATAAGCTTCTCCAGAATGAACAGCTCACCGCCCGCCAGAAGGCCCAGGTGATCGAGCAGCTCGACTCGGCGAAGACGGTGCGGGAAGCCAAGCTCGTCTACGAGAGCCTTGCAAGGACCCTCGCAGGCACGTTCAAGTCCGTCAACGAGTCCAGGGACCGCAAGGTTCTCGGCTCCTCGTCTCGGGCAACCCGTCCGGCATCCACGCAGTCCCTGAACGAGGGCTACGAGGCCGAGCGGTGGGCAAAGCTCGCTGGCATCACCAGGTGAGCCTGATCAAGATTCTGAACCAACTTTGAAAGACACAGGAGAGATTCAAATGAAGTTCTTTACCATGGAACAGCTGGCGGCCGGCATCAAGGACCGCCACGTCGGCGCCGAGCGCGCCAGGCTCGTCGAGAAGTGGAGCCGCACCGGCTTGCTCCGCGGCCTCGACGGCTTCAAGCGTGAGGTCATGGCCCAGCTGCTGGAAAACCAGGCAGCCCAGGTCCTCAAGGAGTCCAACTCCCTGTCCACGGGCGGTGGCGCTGTCACCTCCTCGGGCCAGGTGCAGGGCTTCTCCAACATCGCCTTCCCGATCGTCCGCAGGGTGTTCGGTGGCTTGGTTGCGAACGAGCTCGTCTCGATTCAGCCAATGTCGCTGCCCTCCGGCCTGATCTTCTACCTGGACTACACCTACGGCAGCAATGTCGGCGGCAGCCAGGCGAACGAGGGCACCGAAGAGACTTACGCTCGCGGCCAGTCGATCTACAACAATCCGGCAGGCGTCGGCATCCGTTCCGGATCGCTCGCCACGGGCGGTATGTACGACCTGGTCAACGTGGGCTACACCAAGGTCCACTCGGGCACCATGGGCGTCTCCGGCACCACCGGCGACGTCGGCGCCTGGAACGGTCTCAACGATGCTTGGGTGGCTGGCAGCACCATCAACGTGGTCAGCTCGCTGTCCGGCACCAACGGCCGCATGCTGCAGTTTGATCCGCAGGTCGAGACTGACCTCCAGCTCAATCAGCTGGATGTCGTCTTCGTTCATCTGAACGTGGCGCAGATCCAGACCCTGATCCCGAAGGGCGACTTCCTCGCCGTCGAGCAGGTCGCGGTCTTCGGTTTCGCGACGAACAACGGCGCGACTGCCTGGGGCGAGACCTACCAGTCCGGCCTCGGCGTCCTGAACCTCCGCCGCCTCAACAAGCGCGGCAACTGGAACGGCTCAGTGTTCACGCCGGCCCCACTCAACGGCACCCACATTCAGTTGGTCGTCAGGCTGACTGACGGTGGCACCGCTCCGGTCATCGGCGCGACGACCCGGCTGAGCATGGCCATCGCGGACGAGGTGCAGCGTACCGACGGCACCGCGGGCGGCATTGGCTCGACCCTGACGGTTCCGTCCTTCGAGTCGGACTTCGGGACCAACCCGACTCCGCCGATCCCCGAGATCGACATCAAGATCGAGTCGCTTGCCATCACGGCCACGACCCGCAAGCTCCGCGCTCGCTGGTCACCCGAGCTGGCCCAGGACCTCAACGCGTACCACTCGATGGACGCTGAGGTCGAGCTGACGAGCATCCTGAGCGAGCAGATCGCCCTGGAGATCGACCGCGAGATCCTGAACGATCTGGTCACCCAGGCCAACGGCGCGACGATGTACTGGAGCCGCGCTCCGGGCAGGTTCGTCAACAAGCTGACGGGCCAGGCCCAGACGCTGGCGAGCTCCCTGAGCATCGGCCCGCAGTTCACCGGCACCGTCCGTGAGTGGTACGAGACCCTGGTCGAGACCATCATCGACGTGGCCAATACCATCCATAGGAAGACCCTCCGCGGCGCCGCGAACTTCATGGTGACGAGCCCTGACGTTTGCACCATCCTGGAGAGTTCCGTGCTGTACAAGCCGAAGTTTTCGATTGATGGCGAGGGCCAGGTCGGCAGCCCGTTCACCATCGGCGCCGAGGCGATCGGCACCGTGTCGAACAGGTTCACGGTCTACAAGGACCCGTACTTCCCGAGGAACAAGATCCTCGTGGGTTACAAGGGCGGTTCCTACCTCGAGACCGGCTACGTGTACGCCCCGTACGTCCCGCTGATCGTCACCCCGACGATCTTCGCTCCGGAAGACTTCACGCCGCGGAAGGGTGTCATGACCCGCTACGGCAAGAAGATGGTCCGGTCGGACTTCTATGGGACTGTGACGGTTTTGGACATGAACATCATTTGACGAATGATGTCAACAACCTAAGTGGTTGAGAAAGACTTGAGAGGCTCCTGAAAAGGAGCCTTTCGTCGTTTATATAAGTCGCATCCTACCATGTAGATTTGCTACATGATCACTTGTAAGGAGTGCGGCCACGAGTGCAGTGCCGCAAACGCGTTGGGTTACCACCTGCGAACCCATGGGTTGACGTACGCTGACTACGTTGTCAAACACGAGCACAATGGGACATGGCCAACGTGCAAGTGCAGCAAGCGACTCGAGCTAAAGAAAGGCGGCTTCGGTCGTTTCTGTGGCAAGAGCTGTGCATCATCAGGTGATGACAACGGGATGGGTCGTCTGAAGGGTGAGATGTCACCCAATCACGGTAAGGTGAGAACACCCGAACAGCTCGTCAATTATTCTAAGGGCTCACGGAAGCGATGGAAACGGCACGGCGAGCGGCTTAGGGCCATGATGCAGACGCCCGAATACAAGTAGGCTCAAGCTGAATCACGATATCGATTGGCTGAGCAAGATCCGACTTATAATGCTCGTCGAGCTGAAGCAGTCCGTCGCTTCTGGTCCTCCGACTCTCCGCTGACCCACCAACGTCGTCGTGAAGCATCAGACCGTGCCATCGCCTTGCTGGGCGAGAACAAGATCGGGCCACGTGCCCTCTTTAGGCAGATGTGGGTCGACAACCCGTTCACGGGTAAGGCCGAGTTCATGCACTCGAGCTGGGAGACGAGTTTCCTGATGCGGTGCATCCACGAGGGCTACCCGGTCACCAAGGCCCACGCCATCGACTACCAACGGGATGACCAAGGTTTGATGGGCCGGCAGCAATGCCGGCCTTTCGCCGTTAAGGGACATAGTTACGGACATGAAGACGGAAGCAGACTACGCAGCGCTTGAGGACGATGTCAGGGCCGAATTCCCGAACTTCAAGGTGGTCAACAAGCAGGAATCGGGCCTGATGAAGGCGATCGACGTGGCCCTGAAGGTCATCACCCTTGGGCAGATGAAGCGGTTCATGACGGGCTTCATCACCACGTTGGGAACAACGGTCTACGTTCCAGACGGCTGGGCGGACCGCCCGGTCACGTCGAGGTTGGGCGTGCTGCGCCACGAGCGGGTCCACATGCGCCAGGCGAAGAAGCACGGTCGGCTGCTGTTCTCGCTGATGTACTTGCTGCTGCCGGTGCCTACTGTCTTCGCGTTGTGCCGCCGAAAGTTCGAGCAGGAGGCCTACGAGGAGAGCCTGAAAGCGCTGCAGGAGTACCACGGCGACTCTGTCCTGAAAGATCCCGAGGTTCGTTCCCGGATGATCGCTCACTTCACCTCGGCCGAGTACTTTTGGACATGGCCGTGGACGAAGTCGATCTCTGGGTGGTACGACGCTACGGTGGGCAGGCTGCTGTCGAAATAGGTCTCGTGATGCGCAGTGTGCCCTTCTGAGCAGCCCACAGAATAATCAGTGTGGCTGAAACCTAGGCCACGCGTGGAATAAACTGGCGCCTTGTACACCTTCGGGTGTAGGAATACATTCTCTTCATTCGGCAAGAGGCATTCTCAACCAGCCGACTTTGGAGAGATCAGACATGAGCAACTTCTACGACCAGAACCGTAACGCCCGCATCGGGACCCGCATCGACAAGACCGGCAAGCTCCGGACTGAGACGCAGCGTCGTGATGAAGGGTCGATCCTGATGGCGGTGTCGACCGACCAGCGGGACAACAGCACCAACCTGTTCATCGACTTCCCCGGCTTCGAGGGCAACGTCAGGCTGAGCGGCCGCGAGGCGCGTTCGCTATATAGGCTGCTGCGCAAGCACTACGGCAAGGCAGGCAAGTCCCGTACCGCCTGATCAATGCCCGTAGCACGGAGTACGATGGGGTCGAGCTCGGAAGGGCTTCGACCCCTTCTGCCATGTAAGGAGAACCTTCATGAAGTTGAGCAAGGAACAGGCGCTTGATCTCGTCAAGATCTTGACCCATTACCAGACCCTGGCGCCCGACTCCGATGTCGGCGATGCGATGGGCCTGTGCTCTGATTTGGAGGAGTACGTCCTCCACGGTGACGAGGATGAAGACGGCGACGAAGAGGAGACCGACGATGAGGAAGACGAAGAAGGTGAAGAGGATTCAGGCGAAAAGGACGCTGAGGAACCTGACGAGTCGGAGGATGAGGAGGGCGACGAGGCTGATGATGAGGGCGAAGAAGATGATGACGGAGGCGATCCAGATGAAGAGGAGCTCGACGTCGATTCCTACGCCTACGCCGGAGACCTCCACGACCTGAAGGTCGTCAAGGCCAAGGTCATCAGCTCCAGCGTCGGCGACCCGGACGACGAGGTGACCCTTGAGTTCGAGCACACCGAGAACGACGATGCCAACATCTGCGACCTATTGGTTAGCGGCGAGGCGATCGGTCCTATCACCCACGTCAGGCGTAAGGGCACCGAGCTCCACGTTGCCGAGAACAACAGCGGGGAGCGTGCGTGGCACCGCTTCCACGTCGCCAGGTTCCCGAAGGGTTGGGCAGACACCCTGCCACTCGACAACCTGGTCGAGGTCGAGTGACGGATGAAGCTGAACATCAACGCAAAGGAACTATTGGCCCTCTACAACCTGCTCCATGCCAAAGTGGAAGCAGGACAGGAGGCCGGCGACGAGGGCGACGACGTCCAGCTGCGGCAGGTCTACAACCGGCTGCGGGCCATCATCGTCGCTGGGTTGACCAGCAAGGCGGTCGACCCGGTCGACTCCTGGCTCAAGCACGAGCAGGAAAAGATCGATGACCTGAACCAGCAGAACGAGCAACTGCGCGAGGTCGCCAAGGATCCAGCGCAATTTGCCCCTGTCCAGCCCGGTAGCATCCTGACTGACGACGACGATGAGGTCCCAAATGACTTGGGTTACCCAAAGTCCAGGAAGGGGGCTCCACCTCCCAACGCTCCTCGCCCGGGAAAGTACCACGGTCGCAGGAAGTGAACTTCCTCGCGTGAGCGTGGTAGATATAGGTTGATGGCCGGCACCTGTCGGCCGCGGTCCTTGACAACCTAGCGTTAGTGACCCAAAGTAAGTTTGGGGGCGACAAGGCTTCGACGTGGTACAGAAGCTTGTGGCTGCAGGCACTGGTGCACGAGGGACCAGTTCAAAACCCATGTGACGTACAGATGCCAACGACAACGGCACCGCTCCTCTCGCCCTCGCGGCCTGAGGAATGGGGTCCCAGCACCTAGAAACAGAAGCTGGGGAAGCGCCCGGGAACCAGGCGTAAACTGGAACGTCGTCGACGCGCTGGACGAAAAACGTAGTGCCGACCAGGTGACCTGGTCGTGAAACCTCGCGTCACTGGACCCGTCCTGAGGTCGAGCAAGCAGATGGACCAAGCCTGTGGATGAGGTTGCAGGAAGACGTGTTGCGGACCCGGGTTCGATTCCCGGCGCCTCCACCAACGGACGCGGCGCGTCCTCAACACGAGAATCAACATTGAATGACACGTATCGCCGTAAGAACGGCCGGAGGCTCGAGGGAGACGCCCTCGCCCACCACATCGCAAGGGACATCAGGGGCAAGCTCCTGAACATGGTCTACATGAGGGTCAAGCACGCTGGGTTGAAGATCAGGGTCCACAAGGTCGACGGCGTCGTCGCCTCACAGGGCGGCGAACGCGACATGGCCCGCATCAACATCGAGCTGAACAACGGACTCATCTCCAACGCCTGGGTCGGCTGATGGTCCCGGTCGGAACCAACGGTCTGGGTGAGCCGCGTTACCATGTCAGCGAGGTCCAGCCTGGCAGCATTGCCCGGTTCGGCATCGACGATGACATGATGGTGCTGGTCATCGCCAACTTCCCCGGAACCGTCCTCGTGGGTGGCGAGGGGGGCACGTTGGTCGAGAAGCCGGTGCGGCGCCTGGTCTATTTCGGGTGCTTCTATGATGCGCCGAACAGCTATGAGCGCGATCGATTGATGCAGCAGGACCACGGCCTGACCGAGACGTTGACCGTGCTCCACACACCGGAGTATACTTAGACCCATGTGGGGCATGTATGCCGCGGCGCTCGCCGCCAAGCGTAAGAAGGCTAAGGAGCTCGTCACGTCGCTCGTCGGGAAGACGATGAGCGAGGCGTTCAAGGAGATCAAGGACGCGAGCCTGGAGGTCCAGCTGCTCGAGGTCGACGGCGTGCCCACAGCGACCAACGCCCAGTTCAAACCCGAACGCCTGGGATTGGTCATCAGCAAGGGCGTTGTCACCGGCGCCCAGATTGGATAGAGTGTAGGACATGTCAGCAACGACCGAGCTCCTCCTAGAGCAAATCAGGCAGCAGGAAGACGCCATCCGCGCCGCGGCGGAGTCGGGCCACGACACCAAGTCAATGCGGGAAGAGCTGCTGAAGCTCCGCCAGCGCCTGGCGCAGGCCAACCAGGCCCTCAATGAGGGCAAGACCCTCCTGAAGGGATGAACCAGATGGCTGCACAGAAGGTCGACCTATACCAACCCATCGTCAACAGCCGGGTGGGCCCAGCGCCCCTCGCCCTGAGGGTAGGAGTGACGCCAAACCAGGACATGACAGTGGGAGGCCCGGTCCAGGGCGTCACCCGGATCGAGACCTACGTGCTGCTGTCGGCACTGCCGACCGAGCTGCAGGAGCGGGTCAGGACCGCGGTGCAGGCGCTGCTGGCGGGCAGGTGAACGATGAAGGGATGTAACATGGACCTCAAGGTCGAACCCAATGGTTGCATGGTGCTGAGCACCAAGCGCGCGACGATCACCGTCCATCCGGACGGAACCATCACCATCTCCAGCCTGGACCCGGTCCAGCTGACGGGAGCG